TAGATGCCGGATAGAAGGTGTTGATGGAATAGCGGGATCAAGTGTTTTGTGACATGTCCTAAAGAGTGACTCATTTAAGAGAATTAAGAAGGTAAGCAGTGATGTCTGAAGGGATGCTAAAGAGCCTCCTCTTAAAGTGTCACTTATAGTTGAGGCAATCCCTGTCTCAATTCCTGCGACTACGAATAGTGTCCCGAGGTCAATGAAGGGATCTGGTATCAGAGTCCTAGGGACACCTGTGAACTTGTTTGATCTCCTGTATAGGAGAAAGGCTCTGTCACATTCTGAATGAAAGCTTTTGTACCTCTTAGTGATTTTCTGTATTGCTTTGATGCTAATAGCGTCCGGGTAGATATCTTTAGTTGATTTTAGCCTAAGTCCTTCCCCGACTAAGTAGACCTCTGAGGTCATAAATGAAGAAAATTTTGTTGTGACCCCCTTCACAAGGTCCAGTCGTTTCCCAAGGATGCATAATGGATTAGTTAGATCTTGAATGCACAATCTGTGAAAGTAGGTCTTAAAGATTACTATTACAGACTGTTTTGCTAATAGGGCCAGATAATTAACTAGGTTTTCTGTTATCCTTGTTATGTCTTCTTCTGATGTCACTTCCATGTCCAGTATAATAAGGTCTGCTTTCTCCCTCTGCTCTGAGACACATCTTAGGAGGTATTCCCATGTCACTGTTTTTCTTAAGTCACTAGGCTCTCTCCACACTGTTGATAAATTGCAACAACGATCTGCCATCTTGCCCATAGCAATGACGGCAGAGGGAGGGGCAGGTCTACTTCCTTGAAAGGAAATCCCTTCTGCACATAATAAGCTATTGTATATGACTTTTACAAAGGGGTATCTTCGAAGCAATAAGGCTGACAACCCTCCTGACCCATCACCCCCCACTATTGCCAACCTCGGGTCTATATTTAATGAGTCGAGAATAGAATTTAGTTTGTAGTGAGCCCCTGTTGCACATTGGAATAGTCTTATCCCTGAAATTGTTGGGTTTTGACAATGAGGAGCTAATGAAATATCAAATGTCGGTTTTTTATCTGTGTACATCACCTCAACAACATCTACAGGTTCTGACCACTCAGTGTTCCAAGATTGGTCCTCTTCTTTATCGAGAATTTCATTACTCCCCAGTCTGTATTTCACAGCATGTCTAAGTTCGGAATCACAGAATAAGAGTGCCTTACAGTAATAATTAATCTTACTTCCAATTAAAATCTCATTCATCAGATCCACGTAATCTTGTTGAATTTCCTTTAGTCTCTCCTTTCCAAGCTTGTTAATTTTCCCTCTTCCGATTATTCGATCTGCAAGCACTGCAATCCCCAGAGCCCCAATAACCTCAATCGATCTTAGATCTGCAAAAACCCAAACATGAAAGATGGGCTCAAAGATATCATCTTTTTGGACCAATCTTTTCAAGTATGTTCGTACAATTGAGCCAGTGTCCCAGGTATTTAAAGGGTATGACGATGGAATCTTATGAGGAGCTCTTAAGATCTCCTTACTTAAGGGGCCATGGCTAACAAATTGCAAAAATTGTTTATGTTTTGATATTTCTTCAACTAAATAATAAATAGCCCCGTTCATTGCCAAAGAGGCTTTGGAGCTAATCAGGACAGATCTTCTATGTGTGATATGTAAGCATCCTCCCAATTTCAATCCTCTAACCAATCCCGGGAAGAAGTCTATTGGACTTAATTTCTCTCTAATCCCGAGCGGGAATAAGCTATTAGAAGAGATATATTCTTTTCCGCCGAGTGTTATGTCTGCGTAGCAAAATCCAATTGTGAGTCCTATTGAGTAGTGCTGATCTTGCGGACTCAAGTCTTCCCATAACACCTGATTTAATGGGGGGTCTACTAGTGTTTTGACTGTTCCCCATTCCTTACAGGTCTCAGGCCTCCATCTTTTTAGTAAATTTGATACATCCTGAGGGGTATACGTCCATCCACTTTCTAGAACTGGTTCATTTATTACTCGAATACAGTCCTTACACCTTATATGGTAATGGGAAATCAGGGTGTTGCTTGTCCCGAAGGATGTGGTGGTCGTTTGAGCATACAGCATAAGAGGTTGAAACATAAAATCAAAGTTCTCGTCCCCTAAATCCTTTAACATGTCAGTAGAGACTATTACCCAAGTTAATAAACTTGGACTGCATGCAGTATACCCGCCTGAACTCACTCTGGAACATTTAAACCTATGTAAAGGGGATCCTGTTCTCTTAAATCCGATGACACATTTCCCCCATGATTCACCTGTGAGACTTTCAAGATTATTTAGAATAGACTTAGCCAAATTGGATTTTTCATCAACGAACCAGCTTATTGTGTTTCTTAAGGAAGAGGCCCTCTTTATGATTGGAATCTTAGATGCTTTCTCCCAGGGTTGAATGATGGAGCTTCCCTCACTTGTTGATGATCCTGTGTAAGGGGGATAGGGTCCTCGGGATATGCAATGGGTTAATGGAATACCTTTCGGAGACAGGACAGCCACATATGGGTTATTATAAGGTTTCGATGAGCATGATGGACATAAGCCATCATTTGACAAATTCACCTCCAGTAGCTCAAAAGGATGGGGAACAGTGGTCCCTATAATTTCACAGTTCCATGACTTTCTCCTTAACATGTCAGCTTGAGAAGAAGAACATTTCCAAATGGGCATAATGGAAGAACCCGAGGTTATGACCCTCTTAGTAATTTTCAAGATTGATGCAAAGGATAAAACCTCACTTTTGACTATCATTGTATCCACCTCTTTGTAACATTTACTTTTGAAGACATTCCTTATTGTCCGGGAGTTTGAAAAAATACTCAGTAATGACATCGTTAATCCGTAATAGGTACAATTTGCGAACTCACTGACAAATCTAGGGAAAACTGGTTGGATAGATCTTAGCCAAGCAAATAATTTACCTTCGTTCTCCAAAGAATGTCTTGCAGCATCTTTTATGATTTGATTCTTTATGGAATGAGAGTTCATCTGGAGGTTTGTTTTGATCTGTTCTTTTATCATATTTACGGCACTTATTCCTTTTGGTATATTTAAAGATTCAGGCGCTTCAATTAATTTCTCAAAGTGCTCAGGTTTATAAGGTGCTAGATCTGGATTTCCGATGATGACGCACAAATTTTTTAGCAACGGATTTGAACAACCTGAGTAAACCAACTTCCAACTACTGACACCTTCAGTTATGGGATCCGGGAACATCCTGATTATGAATCGTCCAAAGCATGTTCCTCCAACTCCACCCAACGATGGATCCAAATACAGCAATGCAATTTTGGTGATAGGGTGTTCTAATAACTCAGCGTCTCTTAGATACCTTCTTGGGTCCCCCCTTATGGCCGGGTTGTGTAGCTGCAAAAGATTGAGAGTTAGAAGCCCTAAGACGTGATAACCTGCAATAGCATCATGAGGCCTTCTGCTGAAATGACAAACAGCAAGAGCAGATGTAGAAACAGATGAGAGTAGTGTTGAAGCACTAGGCACTTGATCATTGGAGCAGTATGTCACCCTTGACCATCTCTTAAGGGGTAAGCCTAGTATATTCCCTTTGAAAATTGGAACTTTCCCGTAACTTAAGTATGCTATACTTTGCATTGTTTCATCCTGATTGATAACAAGTCCTAGCTTACCTGCTCCTCTGGCTATAGCTCTCATAATCATCTCATTGTTCGCTTGAATTCTTTGAAGGTTCTCCTCCAGTTGTTCTGTATTTACCCATGGGTCTGTTTTAAAATGTGTTGTAATTATTTGATTGTCCCCTTGTGCTAGTACTTTTACAAGTGTGTTTCTGATTCTTGCTTCTCGCTCGATCATTAAAAAGCTAAGGATGGACCATCCCTTTTGTCTCAATCCTTCCAGGCCCCCTTTCTGACCATCCCAACAACTCTTTGTCCCTTGCAAAGCGTGCACTTTATTATCCTTGACTGTCATTAAATCGGGTCGTCCTGGGAAATAAATAAGGGAGTTCTCAAAGAATTCATGAGTTCTCAGTATCAAATTTGGGAATCCGAGGAACTCCCCCATGACTTTGAATACAGGTCCATTGGATTCTTTTCTCTGATAATTATTCCATTTTTCGTAGTCTAAACTGTTAGAAATTGTTATATTAGTGTAACTATCAGCTTCTTGTCCTTCAGATGTTTCTAACAACTTCTTAATCAGGGCCTGAAGATCATCAGCCATAGTGAGTCCTGTAAACAATGGAACGAAATTTTCTTTGATTAACCACTCAGTGATCACAAAATAGTGTCTTAAATTCCAACTCATTAGGGCAAACATCCTCCCCAATATTTTTAACTCTCTTTCTTTCGGTTTTAAACCAATTACAAGATCGTCTTCATCAAGTCCGAAATCATTAACTTGTTGCAGAAATTCGGGCCAATTTATTGCCTCTCTTTCCAACAAAGTTTTTAGAACTCTCCTTGTCGGAATTGGCTTTGTTCGATCTGATTTGAGGTGAGTTATGATTTCATGTTTCTGGATGCTGTGTGCCTTATCACTATAAATCATGGAAGGGTCGACCATATCAGGGATCTCAAAACATTTTACGAGGGGAAGCTTGTGCCAATTGTCACCATATTCTTCTCTCACTCGTTTTGTAGGCCATGTGTTATTCAGAACATACTCTTTTAAGGGATTAGAGTTTGGTAGTAGCTCGGGGTTGACAAACCATTTCTTCTTCCTCTTAAACATTGTCTTTAAAACCTTATAAGCAAGATCACTTGCCAAAACCTCAGCATATTCAGAGTCAATTGAGCTTGAGGAGTTTACCAGACCCTCTAGTTTTGCTAATCCTCCGAGAACGTCTATATCAGGATGACCCCAGTGTCTGAAACAACTGTAATACGCTAGTGTCATCTGAACGGTCTTAGCCTCGTCCACGATTTTGATCATCGGTAGTAACTCAATTTGACCCTTCTGAATCATCTCCTCGCAGGACCTTGTCACATGCCTCCCAAAGGATTCGAATTTAGGCATTAAGGGGAGTTCTAATTCTCCTAACTCACACATTTTTTTGTTACATAAGGGTTCTATCATTTTGATGCTGTCATAACCTCCAACCCCATGGGATGTCAGTAACAAATCTCCATATAAATACAGATCTCTTAGGCTCTCTACTTCTTTATCTGAGAAAGTGTATTCATCCTTCAATAGGTGCATTGTAAAAAGTGCCTGAAATCGACTGATTGCAATGTCTTTCATCATAAGAAGATGTCCCCGATCAATTATGGTTCTCGACTCCAACAAAACCACGTGATCTCTAAAGATAAGAACTTCTCCTAACTCTGGGAAGTCTCCTTGAATCATTATGAATTCACCTTTGTTCACTCTGACAACTAAGTTGAATGACTTTGCTAGATTTTTTTGTTCCATAATTGATCGAGAATTGAGAGCTAATGTTATTATGTGATAAGATAAAAAGGAATCAAGCCATTTTTTTATGTTGGAGCCTAGCTGTTGGATTTTGGTTGTGAGAAATTCTTTTGAGTGCGGAGGCTCACGGCAGCACCATGCGTTGTAAAAAGCTTCTATTATCATATATGTTTTGTCAACATCGTCTGCTAATTTCCCTAAGAAACAATCTGCTTGTCGGACATGCTGATAATTCATCCTAAGTTGAGCCAGTTTCTTGACTAAGTCATCAGAAGTTTGCTTAGGGAACATGTATGGTTTGGGTTGTCTTGCTATCCACTCTCTCAAGGTTATAAAATCTTGATTGAAAAACAAAGGATTACAGGATCCAGTGTGTAGATATGAATAGAATGCTTCTAATCCATCATAAGTTAAAGGTGAATTTAGATTGTAATCTTTGTTGTTTAAGAGGTCAATGCTAAACAATGGATTTGTCTCAATATCATCGTATTCGTCAGTCAATGTGCCTTGAATATCAAATTCAAAGATTGTATCTTCTTGAAAATGTTGCTCATCAAGTAGATTGTAGTCCATGATTCCTGTTGTTTTTTTCATGTTGCTGATTCCCGGTGTTATGCTATGAAGGTGTCTGTTCTGTGAAAGGAGGGAATCAGTGTGTAAGAAGGGGTTGATGTGGTGGCTACATTTCATTGAGTAGTTCTGAGATTTTGGACTGGGTTTTGTTTTTCTTTTTAAGTAGATCCTTAATTCTTGAAATTAATGTTAATGTCGTGCTTAACGTTTTTCTACAGGCTTGATAGAGTTGGGACAAGAGATTAGTAATGGAAGAGATAAGATATGCCAAGCAATACATGAAGGCCATCGCAAGAATCAGGTTAAGGTAAGGACTCAAGGAGATAAAAAATGCCCGAATAGATGAGAGGAAAGATGACAACTCAGTTAAGATCGCCTTCTCCATTTACCTCGAATAAAAGGGATTTCTTGGGTCTGTCTTCCTGAAGATATTGCTGTTGTCGTGTTCTCTTTGCCTGGCGAGAGGAGGCGGACTTATAGGACCTTCTTCCAACTCGTAGATGTTTTGAGGTCTATAAATAGGAGAAGATCTTGATTGCTGTTGTGTCTCTTTCTTGTTCTTTCTGCATTTTTTCCAGACTTTGAATGATATGATTAATCCAATCAAGAATGATACAATAGAGAGTCCTAGCCGGATAGTATGTCCAAATTCTCGAAAAATCCCTACGACACTCTCCTTTGCATTTTGAACCCAGTTTCTTACTTTCTTAGGCAAATCAGTATGATTTGTTTTCCTCCCAATTAGTTGTTCTAAGTCGTCAATTGATATTTCTCCATTCTGTAACTCTCTTTCAAATATAGATTGTTTAGTCACATGATCAAAAAAGTGAGTGGAATGTTTCTCTATTAAATGTTCAGGGAGGTTCGCCGTTAGGCTTGCTCCATATGGGATTTGAACCCAATGACCCACTGGACTATGAGTTATTCCATTATACGTGACTCTGTGATGTAATTCTCTTTTGGAGTATCTTCTCCATGGGAGGGTGTGATTTGTCATGTTGAATTTCCTATCTAGGAGCGGTTCTTTTGGAGTGGTCGTGTTGAAGCAGTCTGAGTCATTTCCTTTGCACGTTGTGTTGTCAAGGTTGATATCTTCAAATCCCAGATCTGCGAGGCTAACATTCTTCCCTGACTCCAGTATTGTTCCGACGGGGTCTTCAAGGCTAGTGTATCTCAATGTTCCTGTACTGTCAAGGTTTGGAAACTCAATTAGGGTATAGTGACATTGAGCCATGTAAAGCATGATCGGCATGTGTTCTTTTCTCTTTGCAGTCAGAGGATTCGAGATGGTCTTTTCCTTTAGAATCTGGGTTTCCAGAGTCTTGTTAAGACCAACAGGGTATATATAGTAAGCTGGGTACCGACCTGGAGCGTTGGGGATTAGGTATGTGGTGTCATATAGGCTCATTCCTTTGCCTTGGCCTAGTTCCGCCAGCTTCTCTCTACACATTGTTGTTTTCAATAGAGATTTTTGCTCCAACGCAATCTTTTCTGGATTGTAGTCCAAATCGGTATATCCGACATGGTTTCTACTTCTGTCGTCACACTTTGGTACGACGGTGTCGTTCAGTTCAAAATCCTGCAATGACACTTCATTCTCTGTAGTCAATCTCCACCATCCTCCATCCGGAAATCTAAATCCCCTTCTCCCGCAAAAATCCATTTTGCAAGTATCTCTTAGTAAAATATGTCCCATGATTTGACTGTCGACTACCAGGCCTGTCCTCAGGCTTGTCTTAAATGCACCTGAAGGGTGTGTCAACCAGCCTGAATATAATGTCATATCATGACATTCCCAGGTTGCGACATTGCATCTTTCTTCGAGTGTTGTGTTTACCTCCCTAATCCATCGGGTCTTGGGGAATGTTGTCCTATATATCTTTAAATTGTCTCCGCTATCTGCCTGTATTATTGGGTCAACTATTCTGTTCGAGTAAGGGTCCAAGGGAGCATTATGAGGTTTAATCATCATGAAGGTGATTGACTCAGTAGTGCTAGAAGCCCAATAACATGTAGCGACAGGAAAGAAAGGGGCCTTCAACTTCCCGACCTTGTATTCTATTAAGGCATCCAAGCAATCTATGTCATGTACTTCTTCATGAATGATCTTGTATTTGACCTCTGTTGAGAAATACCATGACTCATCACATGTTGTAGTCCATGTGTCCTTATAGCACAAATATCCTTCTTCTAGATCATGCGTGTGTAGCGAAGGACGGCACATTGATCCTCTTTCCACCTTATCTCCTGTTTTTATCTTGAATGTTTCCCATACTGTGGGACAAGACAGATTAGAGTATTTTATGTTTTCTAGATTAGTGCAGTGGAAAGGGAAATTGATAAGATCTCCGGATATTAATTTAGTGAGAGTAGTTAAGATTACAGGGAGATGAATTAGTAGAATCATGGTTTCAGATGACGAACGCCTTGTAGTTTTTTTCATGAGCGATTGAGTTCTGTTACCCTTTGGGGAACTTCATTTGAGAAGTGAGAGGTGGTAGCTCTTCCTTTGATGTTTTCGTATGTCAAATTGGGGATGAAGGAGGAGACCCGGGGTTTTGGTCATGTCAACCTTGTTGGAGCTGGATGAGAATGCTTTCTCAGATACTTTTGTCCAGCTCAAGGAGCATACGATCTGGACAGTTCCCGGTCCTACATCGCATGTCTCTCTGATCCTTCTCTCTCCTAAGGGTTGCCAGTACACTGAGTTATCAGATACTACTTTTGCATATATGGCGGATGTATTTTCCACTCTTCTGAATCTCAGAGTCTCACTCAGGTTCATATCCTTGTACAGTAGGGCTCCTAAAAGAAATCTGTAGATAGTTGGGTTGTTTGTCGATTTGGGGTTGTCCAAGGGAAGACCTCCCATCAATGTTGATATGGGGACTCCCATAAGCCCATCAAGTTTAATTGAATAATTACAAGTGACGTAGAAGTATTCATTCTTGATTTCTTTTGGCCTCTGCATGGTTGAATAGATTTCTGTTATTTTTTTCATGATCATTGTACCTCTCTGGGTTTCTTTAGTCAAACATGTCTCCGACGACCTCCTCGAACCAACTTTTGATCAGTATCCCATCCTGATTGATATCAATGTCCACCCCGCTTTTTCTAAGATATCCGATCACATAGTCTCTTCTTCCTTGATGCTGGGGGTTGATGGAGTCTGGATATGTAGGCATATCATCAGATGTTATGTGAACTCTTGCATCAATTATGAATGAGCCATGTGTTTCCAGAATGTCTTTCTCTTGATTTGACTGACAGTAGAAAAAGAAGTCCTCCTCCAAAGGGTGTGCCAGTGTCGAACTTAGGCTGACAACTTTGATTGTCTTAGACTCAAGCAGGATTGCATTCCCCATGTCTCTTCTTGAGTACCTGAGCTCTTCAGGCATATCCATTCCTGCATATCCAATCAAAGCCATCATGTAAGGATCCTTTGCATACTTGGTTGTCAAGTAGAGCATGTCGGAGAGAATCTCATGATTACTCAAGCCATCAATGTTGTCAGATAGGATGGAGAGGCGCAGTTGGATGTGGAGTTTGGCAGTCATGATGACTGTTAGTTTTTTTCATAGTAATCAGGTGGCCATGCCATCATATGTGTAAGAACAGGGATCCCTCACCATCTTCTTTCAGCCCTATTTCATACTTGGAGAGCACATCTTTTAAGGCAGGAATCTCATGACCACTAGGTAAAGGAGTATTGTATATCTCAAATATTGATTGTCCGTTCCTTTTTGTCGGCTTCGCAGAGAGCTTGAACCTAATGGTGCAAGGGTGCCCTTTGAAGGTTGTCTGGATGTTTGTGGAGAATGAGATCCCAACTGAAGGGACCTTGATCTCTCCTGAAACTGGGAAAACAATGATCTCATCAAGTGCGCTTTTATATTTGTGTAGATTGATGCAATCCCGTGTTGTGGGGTCCTTTGTCAAATGAGTTGCCAGAGACTCATAGACAGGTGTAATTATGACTTTGGTCATAAGTGTCCCATGGAACTCATCAACAAATGCCTCTGCAACTCTGAGCATCTCCATTATTGATCTGACCGGTACTCTAGTTATTATTTCAAGGTTACTTTGGACATGGCAAGTTAATGTTTCTGAATTTGGTTTATATTCAGGGACAGCCTCTTCATAATCTTTTTCACCAAAATCATAAACTGTGTGATAGTCTACCCTGTCCCATGAAGGTGCGTAAGCCGATACTTTGAAATCCTCAGGATCGGATGATTTGGATGACGAGGATGAGCGGAGTCCGCTTGCCTTCTTCTTGATTCGTGCCAGCATTATTGCTGTTGATTTTTTTCATGTTATTGACATATCTTCGACTCCTGATAGGATAAGATTTTGTCCATTCCTGCCTTTGTTATAATTATTTTGGCAGCTTCATCCATCTCTTCTTCTGTAAACAGCTGTTTGTTCTTTTCTATCTGGGTTTTGTTTTTTATAGATTTCATTGTCAACTTCACCTTCCCAGTCCCTAGTTTCCTCTTAACGATCAAGCCCTTCTCAAGAATTTGTATAAGTGTCATTTTGACCGGTTGAAGTGATGGCTCCTCCTCTATGATTTCTAGTTTAGTTGAGGGGAGAAAATCTCCAACTGAGTTCCTAAGGTCATAAACCTTGTAGCCGTCTGGATCATTCAAGATTGCGAAGTCCTCTCCCTCGACGTGACCAAAGTGGGTTAGAAGGTCTTCAATTAACAATGCCCCACTAGGACTATCGTTGTTAATCACTGCCACCAGCAGTGGTCCACCATTCTTATCCTGGTGTAGTTCTAGATTTGATGTTGTACATTTGAGATGCTCACCAGGTGTCATTTTTTGTGTGTTTGATGCAATAATTCTTCTCTCTCTCTGTGGAAGAGGTTTATGTGCGTGGGATGTTCTGGTTGTTTCTCTCCAGTTGGAGTTGCTAGAATTTGCTTGCTCCCATGGATCGTCATATATTTCTTCCTCTTTTTCTTTTTCTAAGTAATCTTCCCAATCGTCGTCCTCGTATGATGATGAGGATGGAATGCCGTGGCTTCTTGATCCAACCTGGTTCTGGATCTCTTGGTCCCAATCCTTAGTCAGATCAGGGGAATATGCCTGCTTTTTCTCCTTGTTCTTTTCATCTACTAGCGGAGATACTCTAGATGTGGGACCTATTTGGAGGCTAGTGAGGCCAGATTGGCGAGTTTTTTGTGATTTTTCTTCAATGGGGTCGCCTTCCAATTCGGTGGTGAGTTTGTCCATCTCAGAAAGTGTTTTGTCGAGTCCACCTTTAGAGTAATGAGTCAACAGATTCTTCAGATCTGTTTTTTTCATGATGCCTGTTGATTTTTCTCATGCCATGGTTGAGTAAACATGATGACCTACTGTGTTGGGGCGAGTCCCAGATATTTTTCTGCATTCTCTTTTCATTACTCCCATAATTTTTTCTGGTATCTCAAAAGAATTACTCTCAAGCCAATTATACCACTCAATCGGATCATTGGATCTCGGCAACTCATCTAAGTCAAGGGAGTCCACAGAGTCATCATCTTCTTGGTCCCTCTTGTTGTCATCCCCAAAAATGTCCTTATACTCTTCTTTAACAAAAACTTTCCTGAGGCTGCCTTTGTTGCTTAAAACATAGGCCATGACTAATGCATTGATCTTGATATTTGCGATGTTGCTGTCAGAGACCATTCTTGCATGATAGGAACGTGTAGAATGCATAATGGATCCTATGATATGAATCAACGTGTAAGTCCCTGGGGCATATGATGCAGAGTAGGGTGATTTGGTTGATAAACCAAGGGGCATCATGTATGGTGTATAAGAGTTTGGGTTGTCTAATTCTTGTCCCTCCTTTAACATTGCAAGCATTTCTCTCCCAATACTTTCTACAAAGATCCAATCCAATACCGTTTCTAAAGGTAGACCAGTTAGTGATGTTAAATGGGAGATGGACATTAATGAACTGCAATCCTGGTATCTTGACCCTAAGGTTCCAAATCTTAAAATAGATCTTTCATCTTCCCGAAACATATTGAAGTACATATCAACAACTGCTACAACTTTAACATACATGGGATTGTTGATGAAACTTCCCATCAAGTTGACATCATCAACTAAAGGGATTGCATCTTGATTTAAGCATTTAATCTGGGTATTTAGCCGTGCCATGAGAGTTGCTCTGTATTGAGCATTTGAAGTTCTCCCTATCCTGAAGATCCCCAAGATGGTCATCGCCATCCACATGTCGTCTGCTTCTGTGGCATCATTTGCTTGGACCCCATCTTGTAACTGAGCCGGGGCTAACTCTACTTTAATCAGAGTTAGAGGAGTTATTTCATTCCCTGACACCCCTATTTCTACTCCGTGCGAAACCCAGTCTGACTTCAGCTCATTTTTAATAGACTCAAGATAGTGTCTCAAAAAGTGCATGGCATGTTGGATTTTTAAGTCTGATGATCTTAATCCTCCTTTTACGAGACATCTAATTTGTTGAAAAGTTTGATCTAGTTGAGGGAACTTGACACTAGGCTTTTGATGGTTGTTTGATTCAAAGAACTCACTTGTGTATTGGGGTGTTGGAGCTTCCGAAGGGAGTTTACACTCAACATTCTTTTTATTTAATAAGCAGTACATGATCTTTGTTGAGTGCTGTTGATGGTTTTTTTTATCTTTTATTCCTTCATTGTTTTTCTTGTTTTC